TCCGCAAACACGGCGTATACGCCATCAATCAGCTGTTGGACAATCCTGATCTCCTCATTGCTTCGCTCCAGAAGTTGAAGGCAGAGCGTGAGCGTGCCAACCATGCGGAAGAGCTTGCAGCCGTTCAAGGGCAGCTCATCGAGGAAATGGAGCCGAAGGCAACCTACTATGATCTGGTACTTTCCTCCACCAACGCCGTTCCCATCACCATGATCGCCAAAGATTACGGCCTTTCTGCTATCAGGCTCAACCAGATTTTGCATGATCTGGGCGTGCAATACAAACTGGATGGAACCTGGATTTTGTATCAGGATTACGCCAATTGCGGATACACCAAGACACAGACGCACGCGATCTCCGAGGATAAAAGCGTGATTCACACCTGCTGGACACAGAAGGGCCGCCTGTTTATCTATGATCTGCTAAAAAACGAGCGCGACCTGCTGCCGCTTATGGAGCGCGATGAAGAGACAACTGCCAGCGATGTCTTTGGCACTTTGGATTGACCGGTACACCGACCAAAAAAGAGAGGGAAACGATATGTCCGATAACATTTACACGGCCGTCAACACTGGTAGCACCCCCGAAGAAGCCCGCGCAAACGTGGCCGAAGGTTTACAGACCATGGCCACCGGCGCTATGGAGGTCTTCTCCGCGCTCTATGATCTGCTCGATTTGAGCAGCAGGGCTAACAAGGTTGAACCCGATGATATCACACCTACCGACGCGGCCGCCGATACCACCGTGCCTGTTAACACACCCGAGACTCCTGCGCAGCCGGGTAAGCAGGAAAGCGATGACCAGCCCGATGGCCCCGGTCATTCTGTGCCTGAAAAGACTGCACCTGAAAAGACTGTGTCTGAAAAACCTGCCGTAACAACCGATGAAATCACCAAAGCCGCCGTTGCTCTCATCAAGCGTGACCGGAAGAACAGCGTGAAAATCCAGGCACTTCTTAAGACCTACGGCGTTTCGCAGATGAGCAACCTCCAACCCGACAAGTACGAGGCGTTCATGCGCGATCTGGACGAGCTCGGCAAAGCCTGAGCAGGAGGTGCTGAAAATGCCTCCTACCAAACACGCCATTCTTGGCGCGAGCTCCTCCCATCGATGGCTCGTCTGCACACCTTCGGTACGGCTGGAGGAGAGATTCCCGTCCCACACCTCGGTTTTTGCGGAAGAAGGCACCTTTGCCCATGAACTATGCGAGTACAAGGTCAACAAGTATCTCCATAAACGCGGACTTAGGCGGCCGCAGTCCGAGCAGTTCATGTCCGAGGAGATTGATACCATCACCGACACCTACACGCAGTTTGTGGCAGAGACCATTGCAGAAACGGCAGCCACTGGTATCGAGCCGTTGGTCTTCATTGAGGCGAAACTTGACTACTCTGACATCGTCCCGGAAGGGTATGGCACCGGCGACTGCGTGATCATCGGCGGCGACAGAATCCACGTGATCGACTTCAAAAGTGGATCAGGACTCTATGTTGACGCCGACCACAATCCCCAGATGATGCTCTACGCCTTGGGTGCGCTTCACGGCTACGGTTTCCTCTATGACATAAAAACCGTATCGATGACCATCGTCCAGCCACGTATGGAGAACATCTCAACCTGTACGATGCCGGTGGATGAGCTGAATGCCTGGGCAGAGGAATACGTCCGTCCCCGCGCGCTGCTGGCCTATAAGGGCGGGGGCGATCTGGTCCCCGGCGACCACTGCAGGTTCTGCCGCGCTAAACCCGTCTGCCGCGCCTGCGCTGAAGAAGCTCTGGCGTTAGCAAAGGAGGAGTTTCTCGATGTGGACGCTACGCTGGAGGGCACCGCGCCTGCGACCACCGAGTCTGCGACTACCAATTCTACAACCACCGAGTCGGGCGGAACGGTTCTGTCCGCTTACCATTTCAAGCATCCGCAACTTGTAGACCATGCTGAGCTGGAGGCGATCCTGCCCAATCTCGTGAGAATCCAGAAATGGATTGACGATGTATTCGCTTACGCCGCTGACGAAGCAATCAACCACAGCGCTATCTGGACTGGCTACAAGGTCGTTGAGGGACGCAGCGTGCGTAAGTTTGCTGATGAACAGAAAGTCATTGAAGCCGCGGGTGCTGCTGGCTTTACTGACATTTACAGGCAGAGCCTCATCAGTCTTAAGGAATTCGAGAAGCTCATGGGCAAAAAGCTGTTCCAGGCGACCCTCGGTTCCCTCGTATACAAACCTCCCGGCAAACTGGCGCTCGTGCCGGAATCAGACAAACGTGAAGCCGTTGATCTGAGCGGCGGCACGGCAGACTTCCAAACCGTGCCCAACGAGAGCGAGGAGGAGTAACGCCGTGAACACACGCTCTCCCTATCATCCCCGTGACGGGCCGCGAACGACTCAACATCAGAACTACTCCACTAACACCCCATTACTCGCGCCCTCTGTGGCGCAACGACTACAGAAAGATGAGGCATACCATGGCTAAAACCGCTTCTCCCTCCAAGATCGTAGTTCCCTGCCGCATCTCCTTTGCAAACATCTGGGAACCCCATTCCATCAATGGATCTGATCCCAAGTACTCCGTCTCTTGCCTTATTCCCAAGTCCGACAAGAAGGCGCTGGCCAAAATCAACGCCGCTGTGGAGGCAGCCAAGGATGAGGCTAAGAGCAAGAAATGGGGCGGTAAGATTCCGCCCAACCTGAAACTCCCTCTCCGCGACGGTGATATTGAGCGCCCCGACGACGAGAATTATGCAAATTGCATGTTCTTAAACGCCAACTCCACCGACAAGCCCGGCATCGTCGATCGCGCCGTCAACCCGATCCTAGATCCCATGCAGGTTTACTCTGGCTGCTACTGCAATGTGAGCCTTTCGCTCTACGGCTTCAATTCCAACGGTAATCGCGGAATCGCCTGCGGCCTGGGTAACATCCAGTGGCTCAAAGATGGCGAACGCCTTTCCGGAAAGGCTGACGCGGCTTCCGATTTTGAAGCCGTTGACGATGACGCCGAGGTGCTCCCCGAGGACGAAGTGCCCGACTATCTCAAGTGATACAGATTCCCAGGTCTGCGGGAGGTTCACCCTCCCGCGGGCCACAGGGAGCGCTACATGAATGACAACATAATTGCGGAATTCCGCATGAAAGGAAAGAGCCATGGAAGAAATCACCATCCGTAAAGAGCTGCGTCCCCTGACCATCGACCCGGAATTCCGCGACATTATCCCACCGCTGATGGATGAAGAGCGGCAGATGCTGGAGGACAGCATCGTTGCCAATGGCTGCGAAACGCCGTTGACAGTTTGGAACAACACCATCGTTGATGGCCATAACCGTTATGACATCTGCCAAGAACACGGTATCCCGTTCGCCATCATGGAGAAGAACTTTGAGAATCGCGAGGCTGCCATGATGTGGATGATATCCACACAGCTAGGGCGCCGTAACTTGACCGTGTATCAGAAAGGTGAACTGGCGCTGAAATATGAGCCGTTGATTAAGGCCAAGGCAAAGAAACGGCAAGCCACATCAATCAGCGGTGGTCGAGTACAGCTTCCGTCAACTTTGACGGAAGGGAACGAAGCAGGCGAAACGCGTCAGAAGATTGCAGAAATCGCTGGTACTTCTACAGGCACAATCCGAAAGGTCAAAAAGCTCGCCGAAGCCGCCGACGAAGAGACAAAGCGAAAGCTTCGCCATGGCGACGTTTCCATCAACAAAGCCTATACCGCGCTTATGCAAAAGGAACACGAGGGTGAAACGAAGATCTGTGAACGCTGCAAGCGGGATAAGCCCATGTCTGAGTTTTCTATCCCCTCCAACGCCCACGGTTTCTCCCCACTTTGCAAGGACTGCGAGATGGAGATCAGTAGTGCGTCCAAAGCGGCTGCTGAGGTTGCTTCTAAGACCACAGCGCCCGTAGAAACCCAGCCTATTCCCAACATAACGAGCATGGTGATGCATAAGGGGCATCCGATTCATGTTGCTACGGACTTGCCCGATACACCCGATATGTTCCAAACCGTTGCAAAATTGCTGAAATATACGGGTGAAGAGTACCTTCTCGGTATTACGGCAACCCTCCGTCGGTACACAGGCAGTATGGTATCGGATGTAAACACGGAGGCACTGGTTATGATTCTTGATAATGTCGCAACAGCGGCTGAAGACCTCATCGGTAATAAGATTAAGGAGATGCAGACGAATGAGTAGGAAAAACAGGAAAGTCCGCCGAGCGGCTTATGTACAGCCTATTGATACGACGATTACCACAGCGATTAATACGGAGATCAGCCTTGCAAACAATGGCACAGACAAAAATGGTGCATGGGTTTTTAGGCAGCTTTCCAGCGCAATTCTGGAAACGGACGCTTCTTATCAGCGCCCGATTGACGCCAAGCGAGTGGAGCACATCGTTGCAAACTACGACTGGCGGCTTGTGAACGCTCTGAAAGTGTCACATCGGGATGGTCATTACTATGTGTTCGACGGTGCTCACACCCTGGCAGTACTTAAGAAGATCCACGACAGCAATCCCTTTGATGTGGTTTGCAAAGTGTTCTCCGGCCTCACTTTCGAGGACGAAGCCTATCTGTTCTCCCTGCAAAACGGTGAGAGCAAGGATGTCGCATTCAAAGCACGGCTTAATGCGATGCTGCTTTCCAACAGCAAGGAAGCCATTGCGTTCAGGACGCGGACGAAAAACGCCGGGTTCACGTTGCGGGAGGCGAAGGCGGGCGGTATGAGCGCAAGCTCCGGCAAGTACACGATTGCCTGTCTCGCCAAAGCCTACAAGCTCTTTACAGAGATGGGCGGAGACGATTACGAGAGGCTTTTGTCGCTGCTCGCCGCCACATGGGGCGGCGCGAACTGGAGCGTTACGCAGTATGTCATGGGCGGAACCGCGACGCTTATGAGGATCTACGGCGGCGAACTCAATACCGAGCGCTTTATCCGTAAGCTGGCCAACGCGGATTACAGCAAACTGCGGGGTGAAGCGGACGGTCAAAGCAGCAAGTCCAGCGACGTTTCGCACGCCATCGCACTGGGCAAGCAGTACAACCGCGGCGGCGGGAAAGGAACGCTTAACCTTGCGCGGCTGACGGTACTGGAATGAGAATTCGTTCATGGCCGTGCGGGAATACGGCGTCTCCCGCATGGCCACTATCAAAATTCAGGAAGGTGAGCGCGTGAAAAGAGTGCTCCATATCGACATCGAGACCCGGTCGGACGTAGACCTTGCCAAAGCGGGCGTTTATCCGTACTCCGAATCGCCACAGTTCAAAATTCTGCTCTTCGCCTACGCTTTCGATGATGAGCCGGTGGCGTTTGCAAACCTCGCTTCGGGCGAGGCGCTGCCTGAAACAGTCGTCCGAGCGCTCACAGACCCTGCGATCCTCAAGGTCGCCCACAACGCATCGTTTGAGCGTGTGTGCTTAAGCCGTCTGGTGTACGGCGCGGCCTCCAACCGTTTCCTCGACCCGGCGCAGTGGCGGTGTACCATGGTGCACGCCGCCATGCTCGGGCTGCCATTTTCCCTGGACGCCGTCGCCCAAGTGCTGGGCACAGGCGAGCAGAAGGACAAAGCCGGTGCGGATCTGATCCGGTATTTCTGTGTTCCCTGTAAGCCCACCAAAACCAATGGCGGGCGTACCTGGAACGAGCCGACCGACGCGCCGGAGAAGTGGCAGCAATTCAAGGACTACGGTATTCAGGATGTCGCAACCGAAAGGGACATCTACAACCGCCTCCAGCGGTTCCCGATACCACAGTCAGAGGCTGATGTGTACGTCCTCGACCAGCAGATCAACGACCGTGGCGTTCTGATTGATCTCCAGATGGTTGAACAGGCTATCCAGTGCGATCTGCTTCACTCGGATATCCTGACACAGCGCGCCTATGAACTGACAGCTTTAGATAATCCGAACTCTGTGAGCCAACTCAAGATGTGGCTTGAGGAGCACGGTCTTTCGATGGACACACTTGGTAAAAAACAGGTGGCGGAACAGATTCGGACGCTTGATAAGAACGGTTGCGATGCCGAGTTGCTAGAGATGCTAAAACTACGTCTCCAGATGGCGAAGTCAAGTGTCAAGAAATATCAGGCCGCTGAAAGAGCGGTCAGCGCAGATAATCGCGCTCGAGGACTGTTCCGCTATTACGGCGCTAACCACACCGGTCGGTGGGCGAGCCGATCAATCCAATTACAAAATTTACCACAAAATCACTTATCTACCCTGAACGAAGCCCGTGAGCTGTTGAAGCTCGGCGCTTTCGACAGTCTTGAGATGATATACGGCAATACGCCGGATGTCTTATCCCAGCTCATCCGAACGATGCTCATCCCGCGCCCTGGCTGTGAATTTGTAGTAGCTGATTTTAGCGCCATCGAGGCGCGTGTCCTCGCTTGGCTCGCCGGCGAGCAATGGCGGCTTGACAGTTTCCGATCAGGCGCGGACATCTATTGCGCCTCCGCCTCCAAGATGTTTAGCGTTCCCGTTGTGAAAAACGGCGTCAACGGGCATCTGCGGCAGAAAGGTAAAGTCGCAGAGCTTGCTTGCATCTCTGAAGGCCAGCTTGTACTGACCAGTACGGGCTATCGACCAATCCAGGCGGTCACTAAGGACATTCTGGTGTGGGATGGGGTTGCCTGGGTAAGGCATGAGGGCGTTGTAAGGCGCGGCATACGTAGAACGATGACCTTCGAAGGGCTTACGGCCACCCCAGACCATCTGATCTGGAACGGCTACAGATTCATCCCTTTCGAGTATTACGCTGCGATGAGGGACAATGCCAACGGTGGCCGCAACATCTTCTATTCAGGTCTTCGCCCCGTCTACGACATCAAAAATTGCGGTCCTCGGCACCAATTCATGGTCAGTGGGCACATCGTGCACAACTGTGGTTATGGCGGCGCATCCGGCGCGCTGATCGCCATGGGCGCGCTTGATATGGGGCTAAAAGAGGCTGAGCTGCCCGACCTCATTAAAGACTGGCGCGC